AAAATACCTTATTTCTAGGTTTCCCGACGGAAATAAGGACACTTTTCATCATGCCACGCGATCCACTGAAAGCCAAAGACACGGCGCGCTCACGCTCCAATCTCATGTTCGGCGGCAACAAGACCACCGCCAGCGTCACGCAGATCATCGATGAGACGCCGCTGTTCAAGCAGAAAGACTATGCCGCGGCGATCACGCCATCGGTGAAGAAAGACAAGATTGCCATGCGCTACATGCGCCGGATTCTGATGTCCACCAACGACAAGAACCGCTTGCCGATTGCAGCACTCGGCCTGGTCGAGTCGATTGCCAAAGTCTCGGCCACCATCGAGCGGCTCGAGGCAGACATCCTCGAAAACAATATCCCGTTCGACGCCGGTGGTGATGGCAGCCGTGAGGTGATCCACCCGAAACACGACTTGCTGCTCAAGCTGCGTAACCAGTTGGAGTACCAGTCGCGTCAAGCCGGACTGCTGAAGCTCTTAACGCCGAAGAAGTAAATGGCCGATCTCATCAAGCGCGCCGATGATGTCATCGACTTCATCGGTACGCTGAAACTGTCGGCCGGCGCCGGTGTCGGTAAGCCGTTCAATCTCGAAGACTGGCAGCGCGACTACATCCGCCGCATTCTCGGCACGCCGCATGCCGACGAGCCGACGCTGCGTGCGGTGCGCACATCGGTGCTGTCGATGGCTCGCAAGAATGGTAAAGCCCTGGCGCTCGATACGCCGATCCCGACGACCGAGGGTTGGCGCACCATGGGCGACCTGGTCGAGGGCGATCAGGTGTTCGACGAGCATGGCGCCCCCTGCACGGTCACGTATGCCACCGAGGTCATGCACGGCCGGACGTGTTACCGCGTCGAGTTCAGCAACGGTGCCTCGCTGATTGCGGATGCCGACCACCAGTGGCAAGCCGAGCGGAAAAAGACCAGGCAGCAGATCTGGACCACGCAGGAGATGGTGGACGCCGGTCAATCATGGATCGATCCGTTTGTGTTGCCGTCGGTCGATGTGAGCCGCTTGCCGCCGGAGTTGAACCGTTGCGGTTCTAATGCTGTTAATCCGGCGCCGGTCAAGGTCACCGCTATCACGCCGGTCGAGTCGGTGCCGGTGCGCTGCATCCAGGTTGATTCGCCGAGCCACTTGTACCTGGCCGGTGAGCAGTACATCCCGACACACAACACCGAGCTGGCCGCCGCCCTGTGCCTGGCCTTCCTGTGCGGACCCCTGGCCGGTTATAACCAGCAGATATATTCCGCTGCAGCGGATCGCTACCAGGCAGCTTTGATCTACCGTGCGATGGAAGGCATGATTGTTCAGGATGCTGAGCTAAGCACTATCCTCGAACCGCACCGGTCCACCAAGCATATCTTTCACCGGCCGAGCAACAGCTTCTACAGTGCGCTGTCGGCCGATGCCAAGACCAAGCATGGTTTCAATCCGGCATTTATTATATATGACGAGCTGGCCCAGGCGCCGAACCGCGAACTCTACGACGTGCTGACCACCGCTACCGGTGCACAGGCCGAGCCGCTCACCCTGGTCATCTCGACGCAGTCTGCGGACGATCACTCGATACTCTCGGAGCTGATCGATTACGGTCAACGGGTCCAGCGTGGCGAAGTCCACGATCCGACGTTTGATCTCACACTGTACGCGGTGCCGGACGATGATGATCCGTGGCTCGAAGAGAACTGGTACAAGGCCAACCCGGCCCTCGGCACGTTCCGGTCGCTCGATGAGATGCGCCAGTACGCCAGCCGTGCGCAGAAAGTGCCGACCATGGAAGCCACTTTCCGCAATCTCTATCTCAATCAGCGCGTGGACGCTACCGTGCACTTTCTCACGCCGTCGGTCTGGAAAGCCTGTGCCGGCAAAAGCACGCCGCATCTGTTGGCCGATCAGATGCTCGGTGAGACCTGCTTCGCCGGTCTGGATCTGTCAGCCAAGAATGACTTGACCGCCCTGGTGCTGGCCTTCCCGCGCCCGGAGCATCGCTACATCGTCGTGCCGTTCTTCTGGTGTCCCGGTGACAACCTGGATATCAAGGAAGACAAGGACAAGGTGCCGTACCGCGTGTGGGTCGATCAGGACTATATTGAAGCCCGCCCCGGCAAGACCATCGACTACGGCTGGGTGGCGAAGAAGCTGCACGAGCTGTCACAGCAGTACGATATCGTCATGCTGGCCTTCGACCGGTGGCGCATCGATGACTTCCAGCGAGAGCTGAACGACTACGACATCGACGTGCCGATGGTGCCGCACGGCCAGGGCTTCAAGGACATGGGTCCGGTCGTCGAGGTGATCGAAGACCTGGTCTCGGAGGCTCAGCTCGAACACGGCGGCCACCCGGTGCTGACCTGGAATGCCTCCAACGTAGTGGTCGAGACATCGCCGGCCGGTGACCGCAAGCTCACCAAGCAGAAGTCTACCGGCCGCATCGACGGCATCGTGGCCATGGGTATGGCGCTGCGCCTGGCCGAGAGCGAGGGCCGCACTTATTCGTCGGTTTACGAGTCCGAGCCGCTGATGGTGTTGTAACGCTTGCTTTTTTCTCCAATGTGACCTAAGTTACCCTTATTTGCGATATAGGTCATAATCATGGCTGATCTCGGTCCCGGTGATTTCGTCTCTTTCCACGGCCAGCGCGGCCGCATTAATCGCCTCGACGACGATGAAGCCATCATCGATGTCTGGATGCCGGGGCCGAACGAACGCTGGCAAGCGACGCTTGAGCGCAAACGCTATCCACTGAATGATCTCATGGTCTCCAAGCCGCTGGCTTCGGATGCGGCTCGCTATGTCCGCGTCTACAACCGCTCGGAGACAAGCGCCGAGCTGGTGATCTATTCCGACATCGGCGCCGATGTGTTCTTCGGCGGCTTCTCGGCCAAGGAGATGGACCAGGAACTGCGCAAGCTGCCGAAGGGACTGAAAGATCTCAGCGTGCGGATCAACTCCCCCGGCGGCGATGTCTTCGAGGGCATGACGATATATAACCGGCTCAAGCAGATCGACGCCAGCATCACGGTGCACGTCGATGGGTTGGCGGCCAGCATCGCCTCGATCATCGCCATGGCCGGTGACGAAGTCGTGGTCTACGAGACTTCTCAGATCATGGTGCACAAGCCATGGACGTTCATGGGCGGCAACGCGGACGATATGCGCGAACTGATCAACCGGCTCGACCAGGTTGAAGCTCAGATGATCGACATCTATGAACGCAAGACCGGGCTGGAGCGCAACACGCTCGCCAGCTTGCTCAAAGAGGAAACATTCATGACCGCCGAGGAGGCCCACTCCATGGGCTTTGCAGATACGGTGGCAGACACAGATATGAAGCTGGCCGCATCATTCAAGCGGCCGTGGATTAAAAACGCCGCGTAGCTCACGCTCACGGCACATCACGACTCGTGGCATGCGCCGCGTAGTGACTTTTTAACTTGAGGATTACTACGATGAATCTCGAAGAAATGCGCGAAAAAGCCCAGCAGCTCCAGGCCCGCCGCGATGAACTCCTGGCCCTCGATCAGGAAGCCGGCGAAGACGGCCTGAGCGCCGAGCTGCTCGATGAACTCGATGAGAAGGAAAACCGTTTCAGAGCCATGTCCGAGCGTATTGAGCGCCACGAACGTGTCCTTGAAGCCAACACTTCAACGCCGATCAAGTCGATGGCCACTCGTGTCAGCAATCCCCGCCCGCGTACCCAGATGGATGCCAAGCGTGGCTTTGAGTCGCTCGGCGACTTCGCCCTTGATGTCCTTCAGGCATCGATCCAGGGCGGTGAGCGTTCCGAGCGTCTGCTGGCACAGCAGGGCAACGAGACCGGCGTCGGTGCTGACGGTGGTTATCTGGTACCGCCGGACTTCCGTGAAACCATTATGACCAAGATCATGGGCGATGATTCGATTCTTGCCCGTACCGATGGTTATCAGACCGGTTCCAACGCCGTGACTGTACCGACCGATGAAACGCCACCGTGGGAGTCCAACCCCGCCAACGGCATCGTCGCGTACTGGACCAACGAGGGTGCCACCCTGACCAAGTCCAAGGCCCAGTTCGATCAGACCACGGTGCCGCTGCACAAGCTCACTGCCCTGATTCCGGTGACCGAGGAGATGACCTCCGATGGACCGATGATCGACGGGTTCCTGCGCCGCAAGACTCCGGAAGCCTTTACCTCCAAGATCAACACTGCGATCTTGCACGGTACCGGCACCGGTCAGCCAACCGGCATCGTCGGTCACGGCTACACGGTTGAAACGACGACCTCCACGACTGCTGCTAATATCGTCGAGTACGGTGATATCACAGCCATGTGGGCGCGTCTGGCAGCTCCGAACCGTGCACGCGCGGTCTGGTACATCCACCCGCAGGTCGAGGAGAAGCTCAACAACATGGCTTTCCCCGG